GGGGGCGTAGTGACAAACAGCGGGCTTTGTGAAACAATTTGCAAATCTGTTTTTGCAACATATCCCCCAAACGAAGACCCGAACGGGGATCCAGTATCGGTCGAGATCGGGTCGAGCGGGGGCCTCGAGCCCTCGAGCACCGCAGTTTTTGCGGCATTAGTCTCAACAGGCCCGGGGACAAACTACGGGATCATGCTCGAGTCATCAGACATCGGGGGCCGATTTGGAACAAACGAAGTTTTGACAACAGAGTCATACGACCCGGCGACATTCACGAGAACGAAAACAGTCGATTGCGGCGTGCTCGATTGGAACAAAGACGACATCAAGCAAATATGGCTCGCCCCTGCATACAGCGGGGCGATACCAAATAAAAAACACATGTATTCAATGTATTTTTATGAGCCGCAAAAAAAACTAGATACTCACACTTTGCAAATCAGATTCAGATGGTCATGGGGCCGTATATTAGCAGATTGATCTCATGGCCGACGAACTAAGTCTCGCTTACAATACCTCTCCGACAACCTCGGCGAGATATTGCTATATCATCACGGACGAGTCGAAGGGCTCGCGTGTTTTTTACACGGGGGCGGATTTCGACATCACCCTGACAAATATCCCCGGCTCGGATCAGGCCCCCGGGGGGTCGTCAACACAGCTCTTCACGTCAATCCCAATCGCTCACGGGGGCAATCGACGGAGTCAAGAGTTTGAAAACAACGGGACGAGTTTGATCCTCCCGAAAAACAACCAGAATCTCGGCAAGATTTTCCTGAGCAGTATCACGGCAGAGATCCGGGTCAAAATCATAAGACTCAGCACTTACTCGATCCAACCCTCGGAACTCGAATGGGGAGTCGAGACGAAAGTGATCACGGAGGGCGTCATCACAAATATGTCATTCGACGACAACTATGCAACGGCGACAGTTATCCCAGAGGCTTATGCAAAGAATTTCAGCGTCCCCCGGATTTGGTTTACAAGATCATGCAATCATGTTTTGTATGGGGAAGGGTGCGGGGTCGATCCCGAACTTTTAGCTTGGGATACGTCAGTCATCACGATCGATCGGCAGCAAAGAAAGATCAAAGTCATAGGAGTGAACGGGCCAGATATTGAATACTATGTAAACGGGACGATCAAACAAGACTCGACGGGGGTGCAAGTGACAGTCGTCAAAGCCGAAATCACAGACGGGGGGACAAATTTGCAATTCATAACAAACAATTGGCTTCCGGAGATACAAGACGGCGACGGCGTGAGAATTTTGCCGGGGTGCGCGAGGACAAAAACCGCTTGTCACGAAAAGTTTGCAAACGCCGCGAACTTTGGAGGTTTCCCGTATATCCCGAACCGCAACTCTCACATACACGGATTAAAAGCGGGTACGAATAAAACGGGCAATATCACTAGCATTCTCAACGCCCTCGTCCCAGAGGGCGGCAGCGGGGATCCGTTTCTTAATCTTTAAAAAATTGTAATACATAAATAATGGAATATTCCCTCATGTTCGAACACCTCGCGTTTATCCCGATTCTGATCGGGGCATTAGCTTGGGGAGGGGCCGCGTTTTTTGGTGCGTCGGCGGCTATTGCAATCGGGATCGGGCTCGGGGCATGGGCAATTTCCGAAATGCTTTTTGGCGGCAGCGCAAAGCAGGACGACGTCAGGCCAGACGAGCTCGACACAGCGACAACAACCGAAGCTCGAGTCGTGCCCGTAATTTGGGGCACCGTGAGGATCCCGGGAAACGTGCTCAGAATGGACAAAAATACTTTCATATCTGACGAACAAGTAGAAGACGGCGGATGGTTTTCGGACGACGTGACTACCGGATACAAGTATTACGTCACATACGATTACGGGATATGCATGGGCCCGGTCGATCAAGTAACTGGAGTATGGGCAAACCCCGGGGAAGAGAGTTTATGGAAAGGCTCAATCTCGAGCTCGACAGCCCCGACTTTCACGACGCAAGGGATCAGGTCGGCAATTTGGAACGAAAACGAACCGTCAAATCTGATCATTATCGGAACCGTCAGAGAAATGGGCCTCGGGCAAGGGGAGCTCGTCTCGATTTCTGGCATGACAGAGCAACCAAATTTTAATGGGAATTACGCCGTTGTTGATTTGAACCCTCCCGGATACACGAGCTCAAATCAAGTTTATGACGCCGTCAAACTCGTGACGGCCGATTTGTTGCCAGTCACAACCGGGCCGTCCGTCGGGCTTTATTACGATCAAGGCGGAATACTAACCGGGGCCGTCGAACCGTCGGGGAGCTCAAAAACATTCAGTTTGAAAGGCGACGAGATGGAGGGGACTATCAATTTTTATTTTGGATACAAAGACCAGAAAAGAAAATCGGGGTCGGAATACGATGATAAATGGTCGGATTACAATAATATTTGTTTCGCTCACCTGCCGCAATGGTATATGGGATACCAAGCCCGGCCGCAAACTTTGCTCTTTGAATTGCTCAGGCTTCCGTCATGCAAAAACGAAATCGGAATTGAGTACCCAGTCGCAGATTTCAGAGTCAGAGGCAGCGACGACCCTCAGCACGAAGCATACAAAGACGCAAACCCTGCCGCGATCGTCTGGGAATTGCTCACGGATAAACTATGGGGCCGCGGCATAGAGGCGAGCAAACTCGATTTCCCGGCATTCTCATCAGCGTCAAAATATTTTGCAGCCCAAAATATCGGTATTTCTTATTCTCTCGGGTCACAAGGATCCGTCGAGAAAGTCATCGATATGGTGCGAAATCACGCGCAACTCGCGGTTTTTACAAGAGGCGAGATCATGACGTGCCTCGCACTAGGGGACACGTCGACGGCATACAACCCCCTCATAAGAATCACGAGGGACGAGATCATTGACATCAAACTCACGAGGCCAGCATGGGCGGGCACAATCAACGAGCTCAGGGCAACATTCATCAATCGCAAAAACAACTATCAAGACGAAATCGTCTCGGCTCAAGATTTGGCATCAATTCAAATGGCCGGGTCGATCAACTCGAGGCAAGTCAATTTAAAAGGTTTTTCGAATCGTAAAACGGCAGAAAAAGAGGTTTACAAATTGCTCAACGAGTCGTCATACCCGGCGGCGGAGTTGACAGGGACGCTCACGAGGTTTCATGCCGATCTCGAGCCCGGATCCTTTGTCGAATTTATCATTGACGATTACGTCGGGGGGCAACCGACTACCTCATACTGGCAAGTCGTCGAGATCAATGACGAGCAACAAGACCCAGAGGGGCTCAGTATTAGCTTAAAAGAGGATTACTACGCGACGCCATACGTCGGCGTGCCAGAGGACTTTGTCGTACCGACGCCTTCATACGTCAATCAAGAGCCACTCTCGGAAGACGACCTCAACTATGGCGATGATTGGTCGGGCAACGAAGACCCCGGGGAAATATCAAATTTCGAAATCGTCGAATTGCCATATTCTTTGAGCCTCGGATATGCTCAAGCTCTTGTCGCTCTCGACGCTCAATCGGATGATTTGTATCGAACCGACGCCGTTTATCGGAAAGCGGGAGAGCCCATATTTACAGATTTTTACAAAGATATCGACCCCGCGGCTTATGGTATGACACTCGACGCGGCATTGCCCGCCGGGCCCGCAATACTGAGAAACCAATCGATCAACTTCACAGTCCCGAACGTGTGGCAACGCGAGAGGATCGAAAACATCTCGAATCTTGTGCAAAATGATTACAACCATATTGCCTTTCTCACGCAAACCTCGGCCGGGTGCCTATTCATTGGCAACGAGATCATGCAATTCGGATACGCAATCGAAACCGTCACAGGGGTCGAAGTCAAAACCTTAGTCCGAGGGGTATTCGGAACAAAAATCGAATCTCACTCGATAGGCGCACAAGGTTATTATTTCCCGACTATCCCGGGCGTCAACCGAATAAGCCTCACGGAAATCCCGCTCGAAACCGATCTCGAGTTTGACATCGAAAGATACACGATCTCCGGGTATTTCGGCCGGGCCTCAATCAACCCGACAGCAAATATCAAATACAAATACGCCCGGCCCATGACAATGTCAGAGGCTCGGACGGTCAAAGCCGGGGGCGAATGGACAATCGACGCAAGGCCTCGGAGTTTCACCTCAGAAATGCATCGATTGACCATTCAAACATCTTTCGATTTGAAAACGCTTAATACTAATCAAGGGGCCCGAATTGTCGTCAGGGATGGGGCGTCGATAATCAGCGACGAAACATTCGGAGGCACTTATTTCTCAGGCCTCTCGCCCGCCGTCGGCGTCGCGGATTACAACTTTATCCCTCAAAGCAATACAGACTCAAAAACCGGGACATTGCGAATAAAGGTTTTGGGAGTGACAGGGTCGCGTGTTGTTGATATTTACTCTCGATACACAGTAACGGGTTATCAAAGCTCGGAACCGCTCACCATAGAATAAAATGGCAATATTATCACATACAGGAATGGAGACATTGCCCGCGGGCACTTCAAACGTTCAAGGGATCATTGACTCAAATTTCGCGATCCTCGACGATTACGTCGCAAGTCACGCCGTGCTCTCGCCCTCGACAAGTTTCGCGATCGACGCGCACACAGCGCGAACGCAAGAAATGGACATCTCGGCGAATAACACGACAATCACAGGGATCACAAACGAACACCCGGGGCACAATATACTCTTGATTTTGCACTTTAACACGGGCCCTCGTACAGTCATCGTCCCCGGGACATGGGAACCAGTAGGGACGCCAGTCCTCACAGTTAACGCGGCCGGGGCAATCGCGATCAGGATCCTACCGGGCGTGAACGTCACAGCATACGCGACTCTTTGAAAAAATGCCCGCTTACGAGCTCAGAAATACAGAAATCCGGATCCAAGAAACGGGAGCGTCGGAAGTATATCATTTGAGAGTCGCCGAGGCGGCAATGAGTCGACAAATAATCGGATCCAACGCCCCCCGTGATGCATACGGCGGGATTTTAAGACACAGGCAAACCGCTTGGAACTGGCAAATCACGGTATTGCACGAAATGGCACCGTCCGCCGCGAAACTTTTGTTCATTCGATCATTTGGCGGCATACTCGATCCCGACACGGATCCGCCCTCTTTCACGATCGAGGTCACAACTCCCGACGGAGTTTTGCAAAGATTCGAAGACGCCCGGATCACAAGTATGACAGTCTCGGCGGAGAAACGGAAAATCGTTGCATTCGAAACAACATTCTCAGCCAGAACCGCGAGGGAACCAAACACGGCCCTCGTCGTCACTGAGCCCGAAACCCCTCACAGGCCGCTCGGGGGGCTCGAGGTCAAGGTCAACATCGACGACGTCGAAAAGCCTTGTCATGCTGTATCAATATCAATCTCACGACAAGACGGATACGCCCCGGCAAACTATGACACAAACGGCGAGGCCCGGGGATTTAGCGGCGGGGGGAGATGGGACGTAATTTGTCAATTGGCCTTGCCAACGGAAGACTATGACGTCGACATACCGATCGATCGGCAAAAGGTAGTCGTCGATTTCGAGTTCGTCGGAGAGCTCAGGATCCCGACGTGTTTTTTTATGAAAAGCAATCAATACCTCGTCGCGGATGATTTCGACGACAGGATCCTCACCGGGCGGGCCGAAGTAGCACCGGGGGAAAATCTTTTCGAAATTGGAATTTAGGACTTGCAAAGGGGACGCGGACGGCTCAAGCTCGCCCCGCAATGAACCAACAAAACGCAAGCGTGGCACAAATCACGCAAATGATGGACGGGCAAGTCATCTCCGGGATTTCCGGGACTTTGTCACGTATTTTTGATCGCAAAAGCGGAACTCACGAACATGGAGAATGGAGTATTCAGAACGGCGAACTCGTTGACGACGCCGGGGATGCAATCAAAATTCAATTCAAGGATCGCCCGGAGGTGCCCGAGTCAATGAAAGGCTCATATATTGCGATTGCCAGCAATACAACCGACAAGGGGACACACGGGGTCAAGGTTTACGACGACGAATATCCGCAAGGAACCGTCACGCGAAAACTCAGGGTCACGAGATCCGCAAGTTGCGCAGCCGTGGCAAATCCAAGCGATCCCCCTCAAACAATGCACGACGAGCCATTTCAAGAGCCCGTCGTCGATCCCGAGCCCGAATATTACCCGGACATGCACGAGGCCCCTGAGCCCGTTTCTGAGCCCGTAAAGAGCCAAGAAATACACACAGCCCCCGACGGCGTCGCCGTGACTGGGATCACTTACCGGGAAGTCCGCCAAAAGCACGAGTACGAGCCCGTGACGGTCGAGTTGCACATGTCGATCGAGCCGAACACAAAACTCTCGTCGGCGTGGAAATACGCCGAGCAAGCGGCCGACGCCATGCTCAAACATTCGACGGGGCGATAATCACAACAAATCAAAAAAATGAAAATCACAAATATTCACGGAGTCAACGTAAAGGGGCAAACATTCGATCACAAGATCGAGCCCCTCACAGTCATCAGCGGAGCAAACGCAAGCGGCAAAACCGCGATCACCGACGCAATGGTTATCGGCATGCTCGGACATCACCCCTCACTAGGGAAAACCAACAAATCGACGGCATTACTAGCGGGGCCCGGGGCCGTCATGGAAGTCGGCGTCGAGTTTGACAACGGCGGAGTCATTACGAGGACATGGGGCCTCAATAAAGAGAGCACAAGCCTCAAGAGCACAGGGAGCGCGAAGGACATAAAGCTCGAGATTGGATCCTTTGACGTCGAGGCATTCATCTCAGCCCCTCTTAACAACAAGCTCGAGACAATCGCTCGGACATTGCCAGTCGTCGAAACGACAACCCCGGACGAGCTCGCCGAGCGAATCAACAATTCCGAAGACTCTCACCTAACGGAAGGGTGGAGAGGATCTGGGCTCACGTTTGACGAGCAACGCAAAGAGGCGGAAGAGATCCGCCGGGATCTCAGGGCCGAGAAAAAAATGCTCGAAGAGACAATCTCCGGGCTTGAATTGCTCGGACTTGACGACGACGAAATCGAGCCGCCGACAGCAAAAGAGATCGAGCTCACCGAAGAGGCCCTCGAGAACGTGAGCAAAAAGCTCAACAGCAAAAACCAATTGCTCACGGAGCTCAAAAGCAAGCAATCAAGCAAGCCCTCCCAAAAAGAGCCGACACTCGACGACGTCGAGAATCTCGAGGGTGAATACCTCGACCTCGGCGAAAAGGTCGACGAAGCCAAAAACCAAGAGAGCAAGTTTGCGGACATCACGGAGAAATGCAAAACGCTCAAAGCGTATCTCACGAAAAAGGAAAACGACAATCTCGAGTATATCGAAATCGCCGAAAACAACAAAGAGCTCAACCCGTGGATCGGCAACAAAGACAAGAAAGTCGACTGGTCGAAGCAAATCCAAGATCGGCAAAACCTATGGTCACAAGCCAAGGCGACGAAGCTCATGAAAGAGGACGAGCTCGAGATTGCTCAGAAAGAACGGGACGATCTACTCGAGGCCGAAGAATGCCCATGTTGCAAGAGCAAGGGCTCGGATTTCAAGGCGGCAATCAAGAAAATCAGCAAGAGCAAGATCGCCGGGATCAAAAGGGAAATCACCAAAGCCGACAAAGAACTCGATTTTTGCAAGACAGAGGTCGAGCAAGTCACGATCGCCGCTCAGGTCGTCCGGGGCCGGGAAGCAATTCTCGAGATCAACGTCGGAGAGGCCGAGCTCAGGATCTTGGAAAAGCAATTGCCAGCAACGGGAGTCGAAGACACCTCAGCAATGAGAGCAAAGCTCATCGAGCTCGCGAGGCAAATCACACAAGCAAAAGAGATCCGCAAGCAATGGGATCACCATCGGGCATTCTCGACTCGCGAGGCCGAAATCCCGGCAATCGAAAGCGAGATCGGAGCACTCGAAGAGGATCAAGACGACAAAAAGCAAGCTCTCGCCGAGCTCAGGAGCAAGCGAGAGAGCGGGAGCAAACTCGTCAACGATAGGAAACGCCAGTCTGAGAGCCGGGCTCGTCTCAAGCTAAACAAGAGCAAGCAATCGGCATTTGCCTCACTAATCAAGACCATCAAAGAGGCGGAGCTCAAAGCGGCAAAGTCAGCATTTGCACCAATGGCGAAAGTCACGGCCGTCTTTTTGCGGGGCGTCATGCAAGGCAAGCTCGCAATGTCGGGATCCGACATCGGGGTCGAGCGCGACGGGCAATTCATCAATTTCTCGACACTCAGCGGGGCCGAGCAATTGGCCGCGGGGTGCGCAATCAAAGCGGCAATCGCGAACGCAAGCGAAGCGAAAATATTGATTGCCGACGAGATCGCGAGAATGACGATAAAGCTGAGAAAGCAATTTGCGGAAAATTGCGCGAAAGCAATCAAACTCGGAGTCATCGATCAGGCAGTGCTCATCGATCACGAGGGCGCAATCGAAATCGGACACAAAATATCAGTCAAATGATCCTAAACAACCAGCAAGAAAAGGCCGTCGAGGTCGAGAGCCCGCTTGTCGTCGTGACGGCGGGGCCGGGATCGGGTAAAACAGCGACACTCGTCGAGAGGATTGCTCGAGACTTTCGCGTTCGGGGCGTCAACCCCTCGAAAATGGGAGTCTTTACATTTACAGTCGCCGCCGCCCGGGAGTTTGAAGAGAGAATCGACAAGCGGGGGATCCCCCGGCCCGGATACGTCGGGACGCTTCATGGATGGTGCCTGAGATACGGCATACAGCACGGCAAGATACTCGAAGCGATCGACGATACGGCATACAAAAAGATCATCGATCTCGAGCTCAAACGCTTGTCGTTTTCCGACGGCATGGCCGCAAAGGTCAAAAGCGCACTCATCGAGGGGAAACCGTTGTCGGGAAAAATGTCGATCGCAGCAAGAGCAATCAAGCGAGGGCTCGAGCGAAAAGCAATTTGCCCAGTCAGCGGATTGATCCTCGTCGGGACGGAATTGCTCAACGAGAATCTCTCAGAGGATCCGGGCTCGTTTCGGCCTTTCGAGGCGATATATGTCGACGAGTATCAAGACACCTCCGACGAAGATCATGCATGCTATGGGGCAATGCGAGCCCCGTTTCGTTTTATCGTCGGAGACTCCGATCAAAGTATTTACTCTTTCAGAGGCAGCAATCACGAAAATCTCGAGGTCATGGCCCGGGAGGCTCAGGCATGGGGCGGGCACGTAATCCTCGAAACGAACTATCGAAGCAACCCCGCAATCTGTGATCACGCGCAAGCAATCATCGAGCAAGTCGAGGATCGCGTCAACAAGCTCACAAAATCGGATTTGCAAGAAACCCCGGAAGGAGAGGGCGTCGCGTATTTCAAGGAATACAACACGGCAAGCGAAGAGATCACAGCAATCGGCGACATCGTCGAGGATTTGCTCAATGATGGAACCCCGGCAAAGGAGATCGCGATCTTGACGAGATACAACAACGACGCAATTCGGATCGCCGACGCACTCCGAAACGGGCGCAGCCTACCGACAGCCGTGAGGGGCAATCTCGGAGACAGGGAAAAGAGAGCAATCGAGGCGGGAGTTGCACTCGTCGCCAGTCCGACGCCCGAATACCTCAAAGCATGGGAGGCAATCTATGGACAAGGGCCCGGGGGATACGATCCTCTCGTCACGGCCGGGTCAAATCTCGAAACCGCACTCAGGATCTCGGGGATTTCGGCCGTTGCGGCCTCAAAAATAGCCTCAGCGGCGTCGCAAGACTCCGATCAATGGCAGAGAGGCCCCGAGGCCGTCCAACGCCTCAGAGACGCCGCAATCGAATATCTCGCGGACAACGTCGACGACGACAAGATCCCGGTTTTGACTATGCACGCCAGCAAGGGGAGGGAATGGGATTTCGTCTTGATTGCACACGCCGACTCGAGAGCATTGCCGCCGACGGACGAGGCTCGAAGGCTCGCGTTTGTCGCATCAACCCGGGCCCGGAGGTTTTTGTCTGTGAGTTGCGCAAGCTCGAAGCCTGATTTTACGGGCCGAGTTGAAAGCGGATTGACAAGGTCGGGGACGTTTGTTTAAACAATGGGCCCGCCTCCGATAAAAGCGATAATCAGAGACGGGCCTTTTGCCGATCGCGAACATGGACACGCTCGGACAATTGCACTAGAAAACAAGCGACAACCAACAACAAGGACAAAGAGAACCAACACATGAAAAAATCAATAAGTTACAACTTTGACGTCGACGACGCCATGCAATACGGCGTCGAGGCGTCAGTCTTACTCAGCAATATTCGGTTTTGGGTTTTTGCAAACCAAGCAAAGCGGCGAAACTTCAAAGATGGCAAGTATTGGACATACAACTCGGCCGAGACTTTGACGCGACTTTACCCATTTTGGAGCCGTCGCAAAATTGCTCGATTACTCACCAAGCTCGAAGACGCCGGGGCCGTTGTCAGCGATTGCCACAACGTCAACGGATACGATCAAACAAAATGGTATTCAATAGCAAACAAAAGCACCGTCGAGCACAGAGACGAACACAATGAACAACAAGGGACGGGCCCATTGGACAAAATTGACCAATGGCCATTGGACAAATCTGACCAATGCCCATTGGACAAATCTGACCAATCAAGTAGACATATAAAAACAACAAATAGAAAACCAAATAAAAAGGTTTCTGATTTGGATCCCAAAAAAGAAACATGGGCAAAACTCGGGGACGGCTTCGAGCCAAAACTCCGGGACAACTGGGATTTCGCTCTCGCGTGGATCGAATGGGCCGAGTATCGGATCAGCAAAAAGAAACCGCTCACGCCCGGGGCCGAGAAGCGAATGAAAATAAACCTCAACAAATACACAGTCGAGCAATGTCTCGAGGCAATTGACGCCTCAATACAAAGCGGATGGACGGGGCTATTTCCGAAGATCGGCTCGGGTTTCAAGAAAAAAGTCAACCCGGGAGAGAATATTGACTTGCTTATGTGAGCCGCCAACGATACACAATGAACAACAACCAACGAGAACCAAAATGGGATTATTTGACAATGAAAATACGTGTTGCCAATGCAGAGAGCAATTGAAGGCCGACGAGGATTTGCTTTGCTCGGATTGTGAGCAATTAGCCGAAGAGAAAGCGAGACAGCTCGAGGTCGAGAGCTCAAAAAAAAGCGACGCTTGCAAAATCGCGAGATGGGATAAAATTTGCCCGGCGGGATACAAGCGGGTCGAGGTCGGGAAAATGCCCGACAAATTGCTCGAGGTTTATCAGCAATGGAACCCGGCAAGCCCCGAGAGTCTTTACATCAAAGGGGCAAGTCGGATTGGCAAAACCTCCGCCGCGTTTTTATTCGGCAAGGCCGCTCATTTCGAAGGGCTCAAAGTCGGATATTGGCAAGCAAGCGATCTCAGGCAAAAAGCAATCGACGCAGCCTCGGGGAATGATAGGTTTTCTCAATTCAAGCGTGATTTCCTCGACGCGGATTTGATCATCCTCGACGATTTCGGGAACACAGCAAAAACAGCCTCGAGCGACGAGCACCTTTTGAGTTTACTCGAGGGCGTGAGAGCGAAGGGGATCAAAACGATCATCACGACTCAGTATCACGGGCTCGAGCTGGTCGAGAGTTTCCACAACCCGACGATCGGGATGGCAATTTGCAACCGGGCACAACAAGGGATCCGGGTCGATCTATTTCCAACAAAATAAAATGAGAATACCCAGAATACCATACATCAACCCGAAGCAAAAAAAGATCCGTATCGGATGGCGAACAATAAAAAAGCACAGAAACGCTCCGTTTATTGCTTTCATTATTGCATTGCACCTCGGATTTTTACTCGGATACGCGACACTTTACGTTTTAAGCAACTGAGCAAATGAGCGACACAAAACAATTTGAGGTCATCACCCTGATCGAATTGCTCGGGATCATCGGGGCGGCATTTTTGCTCGGCGGAACTTTGGCAATGTGGATCCTTATTACCGGGGCATTTTTCGTTGTCGTTGTTGCAATGTCCAACACATACAGGCTCAAAGGTCAAAAATATACGAGCCTCGCAATATGGGCCGAGACGGCAGTTTTGATCGTCATTTGCGTCGCAGCTTACAAGGGCGCGGGCGTATGGTCGCTTTCGGCGATCCGATTTTTCGGCTTACTCGTGACGCTCAACGGCCTCGGGCAAAGGAGAATCAAATAATGAACGAAGAGCTCAAGCCCTCGCAATGGAAACATTTGACGGTTTACCCTCACGACTCACCTCTGAGAATGAGAGTGATCAGCAAAAGCCGCCCGGAGCTCGAGCACCTCGTCGACCTCGGATCTTTCAGAGGCAACGGAGAATGCTCTTGTGAGCATTTCGACTACCGACTCAGGCCGAAGATCGAAGGGCAACCCGGGCTCGGTACGCGTCGTTGCGTACACATCGAAGCGGCAAGATCGGCCCTTGTCGACATCGTGATCAGCAAGCTCGCAAATCCTCATCATTATGAAAGCTGAACGAAGCAACGCAAAAAACACAGGCAAGAGCGTCGAGAAAATGCTCGAGGCAATACATCTCGAATACAGATTGCGCAACATAGCCGATCTCGTCAAAGTGGATCCCCCCGTCAGCGTGCTCGGGGGAGGTTTCAAGCGTCGCGTAATATTCAAGCCGAACCCGTTTCTCGACTATATCGGGGCCCTCAGAGACGGCGGGCGTCTTTTGATGATCGAAGCCAAGAGCACAGAAAAGCCGACATTGCCAGTCGGGGGAGAGAGCGGGGTCACGGCAAAGCAACTCGCAGCAATGAAACGATGGGAGGCCGCGGGCGGACTGACGGCGGTTTTTTGGTATTGCTTTAAGAAGCAGAGCGCGAGGATCCTCACGATTGCCGACATCGAGATCACACTCGATCACAGGAAAAGCGTCACATGGGAGACGGCAATCGAGATCCCGGAAACCGACGGCGGGGGGTCATTTGATTATTTGCCTCTCATCGTCAAACTCGACAACCTGAAAAGTGACGATCTCGACGCTTGACGGAACGGGCAAGCCCCTCTTAAATAGAAACATCATGTCACACAATCAACAATCAAGCCGATCCCGGGCTTTCGAGTCACTCGAAGGCGTCCGGGCATATGTCAAAGCAAATCACGGGAGCGTACAAAAGCTCGCGAGTATGATCAGCGAGTCGAGCGGAGAAAACATTGCTCGGCATACCGTGAGCAGATGGCTCAGAGATGGGATCGACAAATATCAGCAACCCTCACTCGGACACGCTCTTGCACTTTTCGACTCTGTAAAGACAATGCAAACCTCTGGGCAATAACAACAACACAAAAACATGATCAAAGAAAAAATCGAATGTCACAAACTGGCCTTAGCCGTCCCGGAAATGTCGGAGCTCGAGTATTCAGAGCTCAAAGAATCGATCGCAGAAAACGGGCAACGAGAGCCGGGGATCATGCTCGACGGGCAAATCCTCGACGGGAGGCACAGATACCGGGCATGTGAAGAGCTCGACCTCCCGTTTGCGTATCGGCCATACGACCAAAAGCGCGACGGCCTCATTCCCGAGATTGTCGTCCTCGACGCAAACATTCGACGTCGGCACCTCAGCCCGGCTCAAAAAGCCGTCATCGGGGCCGAGCTCGCGGAGCAAATCAAAGTCGAAAAAGCGAGGCTCAAAAAGCAAAAATCAACCTCGCCACGTGGCGAGGTTGGCCGATACAGCTCAGTCATTGCAGCGGAGAAAGTAGGAGCAAGCCCCCGGAGCGTGCAAAGAGCGGAGAAACTCAAAAAGGACGACCCGGAAGCATTCGAGGACGTGAAAAGCGGCAAAGTCGATTTAAACAACGCGGTCAAGAAAGTGAAAATCAACAAAGCCCGGGGCGACAGCGACAGGCAAGGCATGATCGACACGCTCGGAGAGCTCGACGACAAGGAATTTGTTCGGGCCCTGAGAGACGGCATTGTCCTCAAAAAAGCAAAAGAGCTCGAGGACTTTGTTGCACTCGACAACGCAAAGCAACGCGAAGTCAAAGGGATGATCGTCCGGGGATGGACAACAGCAAAAGCGTTGCGATACCTCGACACGGAAATCACGAGCGAAAGCCTGATCAAAGACCTCATTTTCCGAGCAATCGACACTCCCGGGAAATCTCATTTCACGACGATCGTCAATGGATGGGAAGTGAGCGTCACTAAAACAACATAAATTTCCCCGTTAGGGATAAAGCCTTGACCCCCGTTGCATCAAACACACATGACAATGTGAACACACAGCCCGGACGAATAGGTCGGGAGGGGGTCAAGGCAACCATTTAAAAAATGGCATTCAAATTTCAGCTCAGGGAATATCAAAAAGAGTTTTGTCGGAAAACCTATGACGCCTTTTACAAAGGCCTCGACGGCAACGACCCAGTCGATACGGCCCTGAGCGTCGCCGCAACCGGGGCGGGCAAGACGATCATGGCCGCGGCCTTGGCGTATTCAGTGATCAGGCACCGGGACAAAAAAGTCTTGTTTTTAGCCGATACCGACGAACTCGTCGAGCAAGCCCGGGACAAGATGATCGACGCCGCGGGCCTTATTCCAGACATCGAGAAAGCACAATTACGGGCGAGTCGCAAAGCCGACATCGTAATCGGAAGCATTCAGACATTATCAAAAAAGGGGAGAATTGCCGAATGGGATCCCGATCATTTCGGCATGGTCATTGCCGACGAGGCCCATTTGAGTATGGCGAAGGGATGGCAAAGAGTTTTGGGGCACTTCAAAAACGGCGGGGCAAAGATCCTCGGGATCACAGCAACCCCGGAAAGGGGGGACGGGAAAAACCTCTTGAAATTTTACGAGTCGATCCCTTACGAGATTTCTCTTTTTGACCTGATCAACGCCGGGCACCTCAGCCCGATCACCGTTTGCAGTATTCCCCTCGAGGTCGATACCTCGAAGATCGACAAAAGGCTCGACGAGGACGAGGTCGATCACGCAATGACGCCATACCTCGACGCGATCATTGACGCATGGCAAGAGCACGCCAGCGACAGGAAAACTCTCGTTTTTCATCCAAATATAAGAATGTCGAAGGATTTCGACAAGAGGCTCGAAGAGCGGGGGATCAAGAGCGAGCATATCGACGGCACGAGCAAGAGGCGGAAACAAATCCTCGAGGACTACGCAAACAACAAATTCGACGTCCTCAACAATGCGATTTTACTGACAAAAGGATACGATTGCCCGGACATCGAATGCGTGATCGTGCTCAGGCCGACAAAGAGCCGGGTCGCATATCAGCAAATGGTCGGGAGGGGGACGCGCAACGCCCCCGGCAAGTCCGATTGTTTATTGCTCGATTTCTTGTATCAATTCGAATCGCTCGGAGTCATCAGGCCCGCGGCCCTCGCCGCCCGGGGCGACGAAATCGAGGCAGCAATGCAAGACCAGCTCAACCGATTCGGATCCTCGACTCAGAAAAAGCTCAATTTGCAAGACGTCATGAGCGAATGCGAAATCGCAACAAAGAAAGCCCTGATCGAGAAACTCAGGCAAGCCGGGCAAAATGGGGCGAAGACATACGACGCCCGGACAATGGCGGGCATTTTGGATCAAAACGAGCTCTTGGAATACAGGCCCCGGACAAAATGGGAGGCGCAATTGCCAACGGAGGCACAACTCGAGACTTTGCAAAGGGTCGGGATCAACCCGCTCACAGTCACAACCAAGGGAGAGGCGTCGACAATCATTGCAAAGATAAAAGAGCGCAGGATAAAAAACCTCGCGACGCCGAGGCAAGTCGCATTTTTGCAGCAACGCGGACACGCCGACGCTCACAAGCTCACTTTTTTCAATGCAAGCGAGAAGATCAACGCCCTCACCGGGGGCTTTGGAAGACGCAAGAGCGTATGAGACGACGACGGCGGGCAAACTGGGGAACCAAGCGCAAGCGAGCAACCCGCTCAGGGATCATCACCCCGACGGGGCAAGCAAACCTCGATATTGAGAATTTGCTCATGGCAAGACACCTCGACGACGTCGTGATTAAAGAAGCAATGTCAGCGAAGGGCGGTCAATTCGACGCCGGGGTCACAAGGCGACGACTCGACTTTTGGGTCGTCCGCGTCTCATGGCGCAAGCCGTCGTATATTGGATACGAGGTGAAATGTTCCCGGGCCGATTTCATAGCCGACAAAAAAACGCAACATTACGAGGGGCAATGCACGCAATTTGTATGGGTCACAGCTCAGGGAGTGGTCAAGAGCGTCGACGAGATCCCGGAGGGGCACGGATGGCAGGAACTCAGCAAGAGCGGCACACAGCTCACGACGAGGAAAATGCCGCCCGATCTCGAGGTCGATCACGCGCAACTATTCAACGCAATGAAAAGCTCACTCATGAGAAAACTCAAGTCGTGAGCAAAAAATAGGCGTGCCGTCGTTGCACAACTTACGAGAACCAACACGAAACAAGGCAACGAGCGACACGCTCAAGAGTTGATTTATAAAGCAAACCGCGGCAAAAAGCAACTTTTTCACTTTTTTTCACATTAGGGCTTGCAAAAGGAACGGATACGTTCCATGCTCACGCCGTCATGAAAAACAAAACCAACACAATACCGACCCGATTCGCTCAGTTTACAGCCGACGAAATCGCCGCCGCTCAAATCAACCCCTACAAGATCGGCGATCAAGTACACGTCAGCGGATACTCCGACGTCGCCTCTTATGTCGTGATCAAGGTCACAGCAAAAACCGTCACGATCCAACGCAACAAAGCGACATTGCTCAACGGTTTCGACTCAGGAGAGCCCGACGCCCTCACATTCACACCGGGCGGATTTAGCGGACACACCTCCGGGAGACAACGATACAAGATCGAAGCCGATCCCAACGGATCAATCGAAAGAGTGAACATGAAGAAATGGCCCCGACTCGTTTCGCTTACTTGCAAAGACTGGACACGCGACGAAAACGGTCAAATCAAAGCTCACAGCATCAAGCCGAATTTCGGCAACATGAAACCCGGCGAGTGTGAGTATTACGATTACAACTTTTAATCAAACCAAGCCCAACACCCTGACCCGTAAAACGGTCGGGGCTTTTGGGTGTAATGAACAACGAAACCAACAAAGCCAAAAGCACAGGGGAACTCGTCAAAGAGTTTCGAAGCCTCGGGGGGGACATAGACACGGAGGGCGCACAACTCGACGGATACGTTTTTATCGACAGCAAGGTCGTTTATCTCGAGAAGCTCAACTCAGTCCTCAAAGCCAAAATCAAAAAACTCGAGAAAGCAAATTTCACGGAGGCAATGAGAAAGGCTCGAGCAAATAGCGTCGAGCGCAACGCACAACGCACTACGAGCGAAAAGAAGTATCTCACGTATTTCGTCGGGACGGACATCGGAGCCCGGCCCGCCGTCTTCGAGAGGCACCGGGACATTGCTCGGACGTATTGCGTGCAATCATTCGAATATAACTCATAAAAACCCCGAACAATGGAATACACGATCGAACCCAACAAATCGCAAGGCGTCAATGTCTACCATTGGAGCATTTACCCCGAGAGCTCAGTATTAGCCGGGCAAAACTGCAAAAAGTTTGTCGACTCATACGACACGCCAGAAGAGGCAGCGGCCGCTTATCCCGGGGCCGCGGAAGGATACCGGGACGCATGCACCACACACACGCCAGCATGCCCCGCCAGCATGCCCCGGCCTATACACCGGCAGCATACCTAGGCAGCATACCTAGGCAGCATACCTAGGCAGCATACCTAGGCAGCATACCCCGGCCTATACACCACACCACACGCCCGACGAAAACGGATACACTTACAACTAAAAAACTTTTTTCACTTTTTTTCACATTAGGGCTTGCAAAAGGAACGGATCCGTCCCATTATGCATCCCTAGTCAGAAACAACCAACAACCAACAACCAACACCAAAACATTATGAGCAATTACTATCACGACGCCCAACAAGAGCACAACGACCACGTCATGTTTGCCCGCGAGGATTACATACGGGAGGCATACGGATCCTCAGAGATCGACGGAGACGCCGAAGCCGCAATCGAAGATGCAAGATGGGAAGCAAACTGGGCATCATTATCGCCAGAAGAGAAAGCCGCAATCGAAGCCAAGACTCTCAAAGCCGAACTCGAAGAGGCGAAAGCGTGGCAAGCAATGATCGACGACAACAAGAAAAACGAAGAGCTCGGGATCCCGTTTTAATCAAACCAAGCCCAACACCCTGACCCGTAAAAAGGTCGGGGTTTTTGGGTGCAAACCAGAAACCAACATTATGAACAAAACAACAATCACAACAATCACCGTCAACGGATGGAACATCACAGCGGAGCCATACAGCGACCCTTGCGTATTGGTCGACATCGAGAGCCCGTGCGGCAACTACGGCGGAAGCATTGCTCTCGTCGAAGACACAGGGGCCGTCGAGGACTATCGCACACACTCCAAAACAAAGGCCGTGCCGAAATCCGTGATCAAAGCGGCACAACATCTTGAAGACAATTTTTTCAACAAATAAAACCAACACAATGAAACCCGAACAAGAAACCGTCAAAATCAATCCTTGGGCCATGATGGGCCACATTGCGGAGCTCTACGCCGACAACGAGAACCCGGAGATCGCCCGGCAAATTTACATCGGCGTTACATCGGATTACCCCGGGGTCGACACGCCCGAGAAATTCGATCAATGGGATGCATGGCGGGTTTACCGACTCACCGTATGGGAGCACAAGGGCGTCTTGGCCGGGCATTACACAAACATCTCA